GTTTCTTATATATTTCTCGTGCCTCGGCCACTAGGGGGCTATTAGTGGTGCGAAGCGGGCTACCTATGCTGATTGGTAGTCACACTCTCAACAAAATTTTATTTAAGAAAGGGTGTCGCAAGGCGACACAAAAGGCATTATTATGTTATCAAATATTACTAAACAAATTTTATTATCACAAGGTTTCACTGAGGAACAAATTTCACAATTAGATGAACAATCTACTTCTAAGCTTGATAAGGTTTCTGTCGCTGATCTAGAAACTGTTACTAAGAAGGAACTTGTTAAGTCTCAAAATCGTGCTGATGCACTAGCTGCACAACTAGATAAGAAAGAACGCGCTGCTAAAGCTAAGGCTGATCAAGATGCAGCTCACGAAGCTAAATTAGCAAGAAAAGCTGCAAATATTGAGAAGGCAGAGCGTGATAAGCAAGCAGCAGAAGCTGCTCGTAGTAGTAAGCAACAACAACATAATACTAATCTATTAAATGATTGGAATATGGCATTTAGCTTACAACATAATATGTGGAATTTAGATCAACTTCCATCTTTAATTATGAATTATTCTAAGATAGAAGTTGTAGATCCTCAAGACTATGTGAATATGTCAGAATATAATGCTTCTGATGTGGATATTGATAAAGTTATCATTGTAACATTACCATCCGTTCTTCATTTTGACAAGGTTGTAGATCTACAACAAGTAATGTCTGATATTAAGAAGACATTAGTTGACATCTATACAACATTATGTCATCAAGTTTATGTTATGCATAAAACTGATGCAGATGGTAATGAAACTGAAACACGTATTACAGGTGTTCAATTTGCATCTCAAATTAATCATTTTAATTTGTCAGAATACAATGACATTCTAACAGTATTAGATCAAATCATATCTAATCAAGATATTCGTAATGATCAAGGTATGTTAGAGCTAACATTATCATTCCTACATCCATTCTATGAGTCACTATACTATTTAACAAGTGGAGTAGACATGACAGCTGAAGAGAAAATGGTTGCCAAGATAGCATACATTAATCTTCATGATTCACTAATTGCTTTACCTATTGATATGTTGACTACATTGTTAACATCAATAGTACGCGAAATGAATCGTACAAAATCAAGTCTAAACGCCAAAGCCGCTAAAGTATACTCTATTTTAAAGAAGTAGTCATATGGAAACATATGATTACTCAGTGATTGATATTAATGACTATGTATATAATTCAGATTTTAATGATTCAGCGGCATTAAAGAATTATATTAGTAGAAAAGAATCAAGCACAATAACTAGACCAAATTCTCCATGTACTGCGATAATCACATCTGAGAAGGAATGTCAGGTTCTTTATAGAATGGCGATTCAAAACCTTCCTGAATCTGAAGTAGCCTTAGCAGAGAAAACAGTGAATAAGTGGTTAGTTGGGCAAGGCGGATCAATTTCGTTAGCTGATCAAAATGCAGGATTAGCTAATTACTACTATGATAGGCCTTTCAATGAAAATGTAGCTCGAATCATTCGCGAGTCAGTCTACAGTATCCTTGATACTAAGACCAGACATAGTTTAATAATTGATAAACCATCTCAACTATACAATATTGCTTATCCTAAAAGAAAGTCTAGTGGCTCATCAATTTATATCGGTGATCGTCGCGATGTGCAATGCACATCAAAGGCGATTCGTTTTGCGTTCGTTGCTCCATTTAGCAATGAATTCATACTCGCCGATGTAAGAAATAAAGATAGTAAAATACGTAATATCTTTAATACTCCTGCATCTACTGTGTACCGTCAAGCACGCTTCTTGCATAAGATATTTGAATGGTGGACATCATTATGTATGGACACACATTATTCTAATGAAAGGCTTGCTTTCCTTGTAACATTGTTACAAGGCGTTTGTGTATACTGTGGTGATTATAAAGGGATGGATTTCCATTTCACAGTGCAACAAGCTCATCTTGTTGTAGATATAGCTTGTGATGCATTACACGCATCTGAGGAAGATCGTGCAAGAATTCACTGGTTTATTGATGAGGATTTCCATTCTGATGTATTAACAGGACGAAAGATTATTGTCGGATTACATAATCTACTCTCTGGTGCCTATCCGACTCACCATATTGAATGTATATTGAATTTCTCCATACTTGCTGCAGCTGCAGTAAGCATGGGATTCAAAGTTGTCACTGAGTTTAGAAAACTCGAACCTGATGAAGTATTCATCGGTGTAAATGGTGATGACTCCTACGTAATCTTCGGTAGAAAGTTAAGTGAAGAAGAGCGTAAGGCATTCGGTGAGATGCATGCCATGTATGCAGGCGGTGTCGGGCAAGAACTTGAATTAAGTAAGGTTGAATGGAATGATGATTTCTTCAATTTCTGTAAGAACACATTCGCACTTCGCCCTACAGTCAAGAGCTTTAAACATGTTAAGATGGATGGTAAAGATGTTCCATTACCTAAATACCCTCTTATTAAAGCACTTCATGCTCTATACCAACCAGAAAACATGCCTCCATTAAGTTGGAGCACAGCTCAATATATCGCTTGGGCGTGTTCAATCTTAGATGATTCATGCGGCTGTCAAAATTATAAGGCAGTTGTGTTACATCTAGCACAGCAAATCCATGACCTCGGGTCAACACCTATGAGGGATGCAGTTGCTGAACTTGAGTTGGCAACTATCGCAAATCAACTTGTATCTTCGGGAATACAATTAGATCAATTACCTGAGTCAATATCATTAGATAATGGTCGTATAATTGATCGAGCTGGTTTGATTGCGGCATATAATTCATATCAACAATTGATTACAAACCTCCAAGCTGATTGGTGGTTCTCAGAATTATCAGACTGGAACTTAGACAACAGTATGACATTCCAATTGTTTAAGTCATATTTCGTAAGATAGAAAAGTTTAAGAGTTGAACGATCAGGTAGCCC